TATTTTATTAAATCTTTTACTTTCCCGATTACAGCTTGCACATACCAAGCATCAGGGTCTTTCACATTCCATTGATTACACGGCCTAATTTCACAATTCTTCTTTACTGCCTTAAATACTAAAAGTGAATTTGGGCTTATGTATACACATCCGTTTGCCATATATGCTGACAAATCTTTAGTCATATCAGAGTATCCACATTTATCGTAAATATCCTTTGCTTGTTCCAAAATATTCATGTGCTAATATTCGCCCCCAACGCGACCACCTTCCAATTTGAACCATCTGATACCGCAACCGTGGCCGCTCCTGCGTTTCCATCCGTAACAAATATAATCTGCCCCGCAGGACTTGCAGATGGTACTCCCGCGACATTGTAAGTCTTCAGCGTTATAAGCGTGTCGCTCATAGTCCCACCCGTTATCGCTACGGCGTTGCTTGCCTGGGTAGCAATCGTACCAAGGCCAAGGTTTGAACGAGCGGCACTTGCGGAGGTTGCATTTGTTCCGCCATCTCCAATCGCAATGGGTGAGGATAAACCACTTATTGAACCGCCCGTAATGTTTACATTTGATTCGTTGATTGTGACAGTTGGTTCACCAAGTTGGTTAAGTGCGGCGGCGGTTACCTCCACTCCTGTGGCAAATGTGAAACCTCTTGTAACTGACGCAGTGATTGCCATTACGCAACTTCCCTCCTGGCGTTCAATCCATTTGCAATTGCTTCCAAGCTAATGTGCCTGAAGCTCGGTCTCCCCGCAATCACATCAATCTCAACCGAAGCCCCATAGCCACGAACCCTACCCGTTCCAAACCGCAATAACGCTTCTTCGGTCCCCGAAGCGGTATGCGTCAGAACAGTGCTTGTGGTGTCAGGATCAATGGTGTTGACCTTCACGGTAAACGCATCAGATGCCACGGTATTGACTCCGACCTGTCCCCGTCTCCAACGCTTGACATCCACACTATCAAAGGTGAAGGAGCGGGTCTTCAGCTTACCCGCGATTGCGGTTGTGCCTGACTCTGCGGTTGATCCAATCTTGCGACCTGAATCGTCTATTTGGTTTTCTTCCATCAGGTAAAACCCGGTGTCATTACAGGCAAAGAGTCTTCGTCTGGTCGGATTACTCCCGTGTGAGCAGATGACCCAATCATCCACATGGAATGCCAAATTATCAAACATTGCTGGATAACTATCCACGCTTATCCATGTGGAGGAAAGCAGATCGTAAATAAAGATTGCATTCGGCACGGTTGAACTGCCCGTGGGTACTGCAAGGTAATACTTGTTGTCAAAAACCACCCCGCAGGACTTGTTCGCATGTGCAAAGTTTACCTCATCGAATTGATCCTGTATTGGGCGGGTCATCGGTATGGTTTCTCCGCTTACTTTTGAAATTGCTACTCCGAGTCCTTTGGCCGGGTCCGTACCAGGTGACAGTACAATGACCCCGTTGTCTGACAGGAAGAAAGTTTGGGGTCCGCTTTGTGCGATACTCTTGCGGGCTACACATCCATGCTGACGGGTGATCTCGTAAGTGTTTGCCGCGCTCACCGTGGCAATGTTGTTGATCATGTGGATCGAGTTACGCATGAACACGATCAACTGATCTTCCTGATAGGGAAAGAATCCGACGAGTTTATCTGCGCTTCCCTTGTTGATTCTGAACTGCGCGTCTGCGGGAGTGAACACATCCGTATCAAGCAGGTTACTCATTAGGACCGTGTAGTTCGAATCTGTGGGCTGTGGAACAATTAAGCGGTTACGAAAAAACAAACCAAAGTCCGTATTTGGACATTGGATATTTCCTGCCCCTGGGCTTGCATTTGCTTTGACTACAAAATCACTTGGTGATGCAAAATCTCCATCCCATTCCAGTGGGGTTTTATTTTTGCCTCGGAATAAAATTAGCTTTTCCAATGCTTGCACAAAGGATGCTCCATCCGCATCTGCAACCACCTCCCCACCGGGGTAATCAATTGCAATACCTGAGTTATTTGCATCATTCCAAATGATTGCTTTTGTCTTGGTAGCAACCACCACAAACTCCTCGCCACTGGCTGGGTCGCTGAACAAAGTCGCACAAAATACCCGCTCATCAGTTCCATTGTAACTAAGGGTCAGACCTCCAGCCAAGAAATCAATACCTTTACGGGTTTCCGCCAAGTCTCCGGTGAGACGCATATTCTCACTCGTTTCCACAAACCCACCCTGCAAGGATGTGTTCTCAAGGTACGAATCAATACCACGAAATCCGCGATCCCCGTCAACTAAGATAGGATCATCAAGCGGACCATTTGGAGAGTAGCGTGGCATTACTTTCTCTTGGTTAATTCCTGATAAAGTTTCAGACTCATGTAGGCCAGGGTGACCAGTCCGACCGCAATCCCCACAACCGTATCAAATGCGGATAATCCAAAGGTTGCGAGAGTTCCGCTCATACCTACAAATGCGACTCGATCAAACATTATCTTCTTCCTCCTGGTGTGAAATAAAATCCTATGATTAACGGCAACACGACGGTTGCTTCGAAAAGTGCAATATGTCCCGTTGTAACAACCAAAGGGGCTTGCTCCGCCGGAAAACTGAAGAGTCCGAATAGAAACTCTCTTCTTCCTTCTCCGGTAATATTTGTTGTACTGACGAGCGGAACACTTGGGAAGATGGTGGTGATACAGGTGATGAAGCTGAGTGTGAACATGCCGATAAGAGCAAGCATGCGACGAGTAGCACGAGTAAAAGCTCCACCAGGACCGCTATTGAGTGCCGCCTGGAACTGTAAAGCGAACTCATTGTTTCTGCATTCCCTCGCCATCTCCATTTCATATTTCTGCTGACGAGCATCGGTAATCGCACCAAATACGCCCTTAAGAATACTGCCCATCGCCGCCGAGCCACCTCCCGTAAGAAACAATGCAAGTAACTCAAACATTTCATTTGCCCTCCAAGCGTTTAAACAGATTCTTCACATCCTCGCGCCGATCCTCGGCCAGCTTGGTCAGATGAGCTAAATCCTTGGATTGTCCGGCATTGGAAATTTCTATTTGCCTGAGCCTTTCATTCATCTTCTCAAGCTCCCATTTGTTGCGTTTGATAAAGAACGCAAGGATGGAGAGGGCAACGCCAACTCCCGCGAACATATAATGGGATATTTCCATGTCATTCCCCAAGGGGTTGATACCTTATATTATCCAATAATTCGTCATGCTTGCCTATTTGCTTTTCTAAAAAAGAAAGCCTCATGTTTTGTTCTGCGTCATCAGGTAAAGCACCAAGTTCTCCTCTTGGCCATTTTACCCTGAACTCACTATTCATATCAACTTCGTGATGAAGTCTGACATTCTCATTTCGCAAGTCATCGATATCGGATTTAATTGTGACATAAGAATAGGTGGCAACTGCGACAACGCTAATAGTCTTAGCCATAAAAGCTAGGTTTGCCTTTATCTGTGTTCCTTCTCCAACTTCCGTGGCCATTACTCTATCGGTTCTGTCCACTCAGGACCATCAAGGATTGAAAGTATTTGCGAATATGAATATGCCGTTTTTCCGTACAGGAACCTTGGTTTATTGCCTTCGTATTTAACAAAAGTTTGGGAACCATCTAATGAATAACGTAAGGTTCTTGCACTTCCTTCTAGCACTTGATCAAAGTCAATCGTGGCAACATCAGAAGCGTCAATTATTACATAGTTCCTCATGTAATGTCCGTGTAGGAGGTTCCGTAAACTGCACTTATATAGTTGCCTACCGCATTTAAATTTGCGTTTGAAAGCGGTTCGTCAAAAACAAGAACTTCGTACAGCCATCCTTTTAAATGGTGATTAGGAGTTACGGTAGTTGAACCCAACCGCATGTTTTTCGTGTCGTCAAAAAGTGCCGCAACCGCACTAGCAGTTTGGCCCGAAGTAAAAACATCGCTTCCACCGTCCTTAAATATTTTGTAAGTGTTGGCGGTTTTATTTGACACAATCGAAGCTAATTGGACGCCTGTGCTGGAAAAATATCCTGATGTTGCAGCACCTGCTAAACGGGATTGTCTAAACACATCTGCAAAACATCTACTGTCGCCGATAAAAAGTCTTCCGCTACTTGTTCCACCGATTCCCACAGGCTCATAAGCTGTATCTGAATTTGGTTCGAAAAGGAAAATGGCGGTTCCGTCGAAATCGCTAAAGTCACCTAGCATACCAAGCATGAACACATCCATGTAGTCGTCTGTGCCGTCAAAGTATATACCATTCAATGATGTGTTAATTTGATTGGTATTAAGGACAGGTGCATTACCAGCGATTGCGTGGTAACCCCTAGCTTTGTCAGTCCACCGATACACTTGCTCTGTATCCGCTGGCGTTGACCCGTCCACTTTGAATAAATTCGATTGAGCGGAAAAATGCATGACTGGTGTGACCGTTGTTGAATAACTGTCATTGAGGGCATAACTTCCCGACACATTATTGTACTGATGTACGAAATATTTTGCGTCTATGTAATTATGAATTGCGTTAAAATCATCGTCTGAAAGAGCAGTATTAAACACTAAAACCTCAGAGATAAATCCATCCAGTTTGTATGTTGAGTCACCACATCCAATTTTCATTGCTCCACCTGTTGTTTGGAAGTGGGATGAAACATAGGAGGTATGATCAAACTGTACTCTATTATTGTAATAAATTATGTAGCTCTCTGCTGAGTTATCTATCCTTAATCCAAAAGTTGCAGCACTTCGCGCCGCCGGATATTTCTCATTAAATACCCCGTTTTCTATTCGGGTGTTTAAAAAAGAAGAACTAAAAAGATTGCCGCCGCTGAATGTTCTATCATCTCCGCTACGTGACCCGGTATCGGTCAGCGCATAGGATGTGTCGTTAGTTGGCTGATAGACAATAATCATCGTCGCATCCTTTGCGCTAAAATCTACAGATGTAAAAAAGTCAGAATCAGACATTACATCGTTAGAGCCGTCAAATTCGACGGCAGGTTTTCCGTTTAGCCAACTTGCTTTGAAAGTCGGTTGATTTGTGGATTCCGCAAAGTTGTTTCCATTCCCACTCCGATCACCCCAGGTTGCCACTGATGATCCATCCGAGGGATTGTTCGAGGAATCACTACCGTCAAGGATTGATGCGTCTAAATGTAAAGATGGAATGACGCTGATTCCAAATGTGGAATCAAGATCATAAACAAAACCACCACCGCCCGCCGGACGACCACTCGATGTAGCCGCCTTTCCGCCTCCCAGGCCAAGACCAAGCGATATAACGGAATTAGACATTATACGCAATCACCGCACCACTGGTAAGCGTGACGCTGGTAAATCTTCCGTATATTACGGTTCCCGCAGAAAGTGTCGTCCCGTCCACTCCGGTGCAAATGTTTGC